ATCGGTAAACAGTGCAACTGATTTACCCAGAAGTTCTAATGCTCTTACCCTAGATCCATCTGAGTTATCTGGATTGGTTGCTTCGTCTGTGAGCTGTTTCAAAACGAAATCACTTCGAGAGAGGCTCAACATGCGCTGTTGCTGTTCTCTATCCTGATGTAGCTGATCTAATCTTGCCCTAATCTTGCTGTTATTAACTAACCCATGCGACTGCCGATGTATCGTTGCTGCCTTCATATTTGAGGCATCATAAGCTTCCCTGTATGCATCACTAAACGACATGCCAGAAAAGACTGACATACAGAACGTCTCTTGCTTCTCTGTGAGACCATTGGGAAGTACAGGACTAGCACCCTTCTTTTTAGTGCCTGTAGGTTTCTTATTCCCCTGTACTACTGTTAGCTTAGGCTTCTTATTACTCATTGGGATAATCCTTCTAACGCTGCGCTAGGCTTTCGGGATTTTCGAAAACGAATCACCCTGACTGATTGGCACTGATTTGGGCCTAGCGATCCCCAGAAAAGTGCAATTGAACTAATTGATATCCTACCATCTAAAATTTTCTTTGTCACGATATCCCCTTATTTTATTAGACTTATTGATACTGATAGGTAATAAAAGGTAAGAAAGGGTAATTAGGGGGTTTACAGGGTAATCTAGAAATGCAATAAGAATGACAGACGCAGGGAAGCAACGAGGCCTTGATCCTCACAATCCCTCCGAACATAGGCTCACAAGCCAAGCCAATAGGCTCACCAAAGCACCTCGCCGCGAGGCACACGCCACCAGATATACTGGACGGTCTGTAAAAGAGAGATGCAAGTAGGACTGAACGGGATGCATTATAGAAAAGAATAAAGTGAAACAATCGAGAGCGGCAGCTATTAGTTGCCGTTGTCATGGTTTCATTTCAACTAACCATGAAGGAGAAAAACATGGGTATTTCAGTAAAGCCTTTCACACCAGCTATCACAAACTACGGTAGTCTTTTTAGCTTCAACATCACTGACGATAACGACTGCAAGTGGTTCTTATCAATCACGCAGCAAACTGGTGATCAAGTATTCGACTGGCATTTCTATCTACAGTCACCGACTGGTCATGAATGGGATTTAAAAACTGACGTGTTCCCTCGCACAGATGGATCATGTGGGTTCGACTTGAACAGTGCTTGGGATGTCCTGATGCTAATGGGTATCTTAAAGCATGACGGTGTTCCTAGAAAAACAGCCGCATAAGATTAACAGTGCAGCCTACGGGCTGCATCATTAACTTTATGAGGAGAAGAAAATGACACATTACAAAAACGCAGTAGCAGCTTACCAACAGGTTGGAAAAAGCACGAGCCGATATGAGTGCGAAAGCTTTCACGAGATGGCTCAAAACTTTATCAAGTGGCACGTCAATCAGGTGGGCGGTGATTACCTCGACACCTACTTGGCAATGGTAGCTGAGGCTACTGGCTACTATGAGAAAAAAGCAGCGTGATATCATGAGTGCAGCCCTACGGGGCTGTAGTCGCGGCATCATGCCGATAACAGAAACTTGTCAGCCAAAAAGGATGAACAGATGACAAATTCAAAAGACTTTACCGTAACCGAAACTGCAATCAACAATGTCTATCAGGCAGAAGAAAACATTACTGTCCTCAAGGGCAATAATCGTGACAACAACGACGCTGCCAACGCTCACAAAATGGGTGCGTATGGCGAGGTGATTGCATCAATCTCTCAGGTCAAACTGGTCAAGGGTAACTTGCCTCGTGCCGTGTCAAAGGTGCTACGCAAAGCATTGCTTGAGGAAGCTGGCCTCAAAGAGGCTACCGTGAAACGCTACATCGAAAACGGTGTAGGAGCTGTTCGATTGCTCAAGGATCATTTTGCTGAGATACCAACTCAGTACACGCCTGACGCTATCGTAAAGGATCTGGCAGTACTTGAGATCGACAGCGAGAACAAGCTTGCTAAGGCCGTCAAAGGTGAGAGCGACAAGTCAAAAGCTGAACGCCTCGCAGAACAGGTTGTCGGTAAGTTCTCAACCAAGAAGGATGAGAGCGGCAAGGTTGTCCAAGGTGATGTATTCAAAGACGGCCTGACTGATGAGGAGCTTGACGAGTTCCACAACATTGTACGTGAGCTGACGGCTGCACGTAAGGCATACCGCGACACTCAAGCTGCTAAAGCGGCTGAGGCTGAAGCAGCCAAAGAGAACGACACTGTAGACAATGCAGTTGAGGCTATGCTTGACGAGCTAGGCGTTGCGTCATGAGTTACCGTCAGAAACTCAAACGCCTAGAAAAACGATGGGCGTTCTGGGAAGGTGTGGCCTCTGGCCTCGCCTTCTCATCCCTTACAATCGGCCTGATGATATTCATGCTTGCATGGTGAATTTTTAAGTGCAGCCCCACGGGGCTGTATCAAAAAGTTCAATAGCACTTTTCAGAGAAGGAGAAAAAATGGAACAGGAACAAATCCTAAGAGAACTTGGTAAGATGAGAGACTGGAATAGCTTTGCCACGTCTCTGCTTCAACAGTATGTTTCGAAAGGCGATCTGTCAGACAGGCAATGGGATGCAGCGGAGCGTACCATCACCAAGGTTCGCCAGAAGGCAGACAATCGGGAAAAGAATACCCGTTCAGTTGATGTGTCTAGGATCAAGACACTGCTCGAAACAGCCAAGGTAAAGAAGCCAGTGTTCCGCGCTGCCGAACTTGCCTTCTCCCTCGCACCGTCGAACGGGAAGAACTCAGGGGCTGTCTACATCAAGCGCGGTCCTGACTACCAAGGCAAGATCATGACAGGTCAATTCGTACCCGTTAGTAGCTGCCACACTTCCACAGCAGACGCTGTAGTGAGGGTTGCTGCCAATCCTAGAGGTGAGGCCGTGCAACATGGCAAGGCTACTGGACGATGCTCATGCTGCGGCAGAGAGCTGACTGATCCTATATCAATTGAGATGGGCATTGGCCCGATATGTGCAAACAACTGGGGGCTGTAATGAAACAGATGGATGTCGAACAATACATCAAAGAATATAATCAAAGGTTGATAGATTTTTATGCAGATAGAAGTCTTGATGAGCTGAAGGACAATCTAGTCGAAGCTCAGGAAGAGCATAGTGCCGCTGTCCTAAACCAACAGCGCACTGGCTTGAACTCCGACAAAATCCACATTGAGGATACGTCGGTGCGAATACAAAATCTAGTAACTATAATCAAACACAGAGAGAGTGGAGAACAATCATGAAATTATCTCAAGCGCAAGCAATCACTGAGGCAGCAATTGAATTTGCTATGGGTCTCAAAGACGGACGCGATGCACAATACGTCGTGCCATATCTGATGTCAGGAGCTGGCATCGGTAAGACAACTCTAATCAAGGACATTGCAGCCAAGCGTAAGATCGGCTGCGAGATCGTGTCACTGGCACAGTATGATGCTGGAGAGCTAGGCGGTTGGGCCTTACCATCCGACGATGGCGAGAGCATGGTGCGTAAGCGTCCTGACTGGATGCCCACCAGTGGCGAGGGTATCCTGTTCTTTGACGAGCTACCACAAGCCCCAGTGTCCAACCAGAACATTGCAGCTCAGGTAGTCAACGAGCGACGCATTGGGTCTTATCACTTACCTGATGGCTGGGTGATCGTTGCGGCTGGTAACCGTATGTCTGACCGCGCTGGTACAAACAGCATGCCGTCTCATCTAAAAGATCGTCTGATGTTTCTGGAGATTGAAGCTGACCTAGAAGATACGATTGCCTACTACTACACCAAGCGTATCAATGAGAAGGTGTGTGCATTCCTACGGTTTCGCCCTGACTGGCTGCACAAATTTGATCGGGATGCCAATGCTTGCCCGTCTCCCAGATCATGGGAGCGTGTCAGTACAATCCTATCATGGGGTCTTGATCCCGTGAATGAGCTTGAGGCAATCGCTGGTCAGGTTGGACGTGCAGCTACGGCTGACTTCACTGGCTTCCTCAAGATGTACGAGAGTGTGCCAGACATTGATGAGCTGATAGCCAATCCTATGATGGCTGACGTACCGTCTGACCCAGCAGTTCTTTACGCGATCTGTGCGGCTGTATCATCACGCATCAGTACAAAGAACGTGGACAACGTGATCAAATACCTTGAGCGTTTACCACAGCAAGAGTTCGCTGCGTTCGTTGTCAAGGACGGTGTCAATCGCACCAAGGAACTCAAGCAGTCCAAGGCGATCCGCGAATGGATCATGAAGACTGGTAAGAACCTTATTCTTTAATCAGTGAACCGTTCATACACGTCAATATGAACGGTTCCATTTTAGCTTTTAGTTCTATTGAACTTTTTTCGGAGAGTGGAATGAGTAAAATAATTATCTGTCCTTTTTGTAGGACAAAGAATGTTGTGGGTCATATGGACTGGACTGCAATCAGGTGCATCAAAAGTAAATGCAATCGTACAATTCATCAGGATATCGAGAACATGATGGACGATGTATTCTCTACGGTTCACAGAAATATAAATAAATTAGAAGATGTAATGAAGGAGTTGGAGTAATGGATGCTCAAATGAAAGTATCACGGGCGGTCACAAGACTTGTGGTCAAGCACCCGTTCTTTGGTTCGCTTGCCCTGTCAATGGAAGTGAAACCAGAAGAAACCATCCCGACCATGTGTACAGATGGCAAGTCTATCTTGTGGTCACCGTCGTTTGTCGATGGCATGGATCAGGAAGAGACCGTAGGTGTCATGGCTCATGAGGTATTGCATGTAACATTCAAGCACATGCTGCGTCGTGGTGAGCGTGATCTTGAGCTTTGGAATATCGCTACTGACTTTGCAATCAACGACATACTTGTGGACGCTGGGTTTACCTTGCCAAGCGGTGGCCTTGTTGATCCACAGTACAAAGGCATGAGTGCCGAAGCTATCTTTAACATACTACCCGACGATGCGAAAGAACGCTTTGGTGATGCTGCGGCTATGGGTTCTGTGATCGACGCATCTAATGATGATGGCAACAAGCCGTCTGATGCAGAGAAAAATCAGATGGAAGCAAACATCGATGCCAAGATTATGATGGCTGCATCTGGTGCTAAGGCAGTGGGTAATCTACCAGCCGCTATCAAGGACTTGATCGAACGCATGAAGCGCAGCCAAGTTGACTGGCGTGATGTGATGCAGAGATTTATCGGTGGCGATCAGCCAGATGACTACAGCTATCGCAAGCCCCAGAAGAAGATGTTCCACATGCAAGGCATCGTTGCCCCATCGATACACAAGATCGGCGCGGGTGACCTCGTGGTTGGTGTCGATACAAGCGGCTCTGTAACGAAGCATGATATGTCCTTCTTCCTTGGTGAGCTGAACGCTATCAGTCGAGACATCAAGCCTCAGTCTATCACCGTGATCACATGCGATGCCAAGATCCAGACCGTTCGAAGATACGAACAGGGTGAAGAGGTTGAGAAGATTGAGATCGGTGGGCGTGGTGGTACACGGGTATCTCCTGTGTTCCAGTACATCGAAGACAACAATATGCCAGTAGATAACATGGTGTATCTCACGGACATGTGCGTCGATGACTACCCACATCAACCACATTACCCGACACTATGGGTATCCTGTTGGGAAGATGGCTCACCAGCACCGTGGGGTCAGACCACTTACCTTAAAACGTAGGTGGTCTCATGGTATATAGTGCGGCAGCAATATCAATCTGCATCCTCTGGTCAGTGGGTGCAGCATTAGGATGGTGGAGTATATGATGGATATCAAAGACCTAAAAGTAATGCCGACCACCCGAAGATCTGTAATGCCAGTTGTTATCGACAAACATTACATGGGTAGAGTGCCGCCAATCAGTGCGGCATTCGGCCTGTTCTATGGAGAGAAGATGATAGGTGCTATTACCTACGGGGTAAGCAGCTCGACCACGCTACGACGTGGTGTGTGTGGTGATGATGAAGCTGACAATGTTTATGAGATAACACGCTTATGGACAATGGATGAAGCGCCTAAGAACTCATCAAGCTTCTTGATATCAAAGTCTCTCAAATGGGTAGACAAAGAAATCATTGTGACGTTCGCAGAAATAGAAGCTGGTCACGTCGGCACATCATATCAAGCAGCAAACTTTTTCTACTGTGGTTTGTCTTCCAAGTTCAAAGACCCGAAGATCAGGGGCATGGAGAACAAGCATCACAGCACATATGCACGGGGCATGAACATGCAGCAAATCAAAGACAAGTATGGCGAAGAGAATGTTTACTATGTGGATCGACCAAGGAAGCATAGGTACGTCCTGTTCAACGCCAAAAAAAAACGACGCAAAGAACTTATAAAGTTATTGAGGTACTCAATACTTCCATACCCAAAGGATTAAAAGATGGAAATAAAAATAATCATAAACGATGAAGATGTGTCAGTAAATACAGATCAAAAAAGAGCTACGGCTAATAAGCCTGAGATACAACTACGCGATGACATGGATGTTCGTCAGCATATGGATGATTTAGCTCGCGCATATCTAAAGAATGCGCGTGAAAAACATGGAGTAAACTATACTAAGATAGCGAAAATGTTAAAGCTATCTGGCTACATGATGGCTAAAAACTGGATGCGAAAACTTGGAGTTTATAATGAATAATGAAGTTTGGCCTCATGATTTACGAGGTTTTATTTTAGCAATTTTTAATTACGATATTGTGTGGTTACCTTACGAAGATGAGGAGCCACCTTTTTAAGGAGAGGTTATGAATATAGAAACATTACGAGCATTAATATCTCTAGGTATACCATTTGAAGAAGCATACGGGCAGTGCTGGAGAGATCTTGTCTCTAGCGAAAATCACAAAAGTGATCCGATGTTTAGAGACCCTGAGATAATGAAGAAAATATCTAAGAAATTTGGTGGGCGTCCTCAGTATGGAGAGACACCAGAAGAAGCAAGAAAGAGAAAGGAAAAAAAGAATGTTTAAATTATTTTATACGCTGCTTGTTATTGAGTACGTTGTTGAAGGCCAAGATGTATCGACCACTGCAATCTTCCCCAGTGAGCATGCATGTTACGAAGCTATGGGCAATGATGTTCTTGACGATCTGTACGATGTGCTTGCTGATACATATGGCAAGGAGATCATGATGTATTGTAAACGAACCCCGTTCTCATCAGGCACATACGCACTCAGTGTGCGTCCAAAGTTGCGACCAGATGGGTAACAAGGCACTAAGTTCAATTGAACTAATTCGATGATAATAATTACAGCAAATGGCGCAAGACAAGCCAACTATCAAGAAACAAAAGAGTTCAGAGAGGATTTCAAAATGAATAGAGAAACTATGGTAAACAACTATCATGCAATACGCTACACATCTAGGGCGTTAGATAAATACTTTGAAGCCTATGGCTTTGAGGCTGATCACAAGAAAGAAATTGTGTCTGACCCAAGACAGTTTGGTTGGAAGGACGTGCTTAAAGGCATGTGTCCAGAGGCATTCAATTACATTCCTAAAGAGGATGCAGAGTTAGCTCAGAGATATGGGTCTCAGTTGGTTCAGCGTATCCAGTCCTTGAGAAACATCAACAGGGACACTGAAGGTTACCAGACAGTGCTATCAAAAGCTAAAGATGCGTCGCGTATCAATGCTGAGAGCGAACTGTCCAGTGCCTTTCCTTCACTTAACTGGATAGCAAATCCCAACATGGAAGGTTCGCTTAATGTGGATAGGGTTCGTAAGTCATACGAATGGAAACATCTGGTAGACATCCCGATCACTTGGTCAAAGAAAGTTTATGACGCTGGCATATCAACTATCAAGGCAGGTGATGGAATGCGGTTTGTAATGAATGCTCAGGAACGTAAGCTCAAGCGCATCAACGAAGCTGGCATACGTGCATGGGCAGTCGTTGCCCTATCTGTAAAGAACAAGGAAGCAACCTACGAGGATGCTTGGGTCATGTCTTACGAGACATCAGATGAGCCAGTGCTATCTGTTCAAAGTAACTTTGCTAAATGTGAAAGCTTGCTACGCAGACGCATCAAAGATACTGTAACTAAAGAGCTTCTTGATTTCTAAAAAAGGGGCGGCGAAAGCCGCCCAGTTTGGAGCAATTAAAATAACTATAGCACGAGATGTGATTTGGAAAAAGAGTTAACTCCAGAAGAAATATTAGAGCTAGTTTTAAAGTTACCTCAATCAGCCAACCCGACACAGGTTTGCGATCTGATTGTGAACATCGTTATAGCCTACAATATGAATGATGACTTTGCATTAATAGCTGCAATGGTTAATCAAATGCTTAATGAAATCAATGTTAACGATGTAAAGATAACTATACATTAGTCTGTAATCCCTCGGGTAGGTTTGCCTCTCAGACTAATGGTAACTGGCAGGGAATGAGTGACCGCTCTTCCCTGTCCTTTTTATTTGACTAATCATATTATTAATGCAATAACGATTACATTAATTAAGTAGTGGAGAAAAAAAATGGCTAAACTAAGAGCAATTATTATAGCAGACATTGAAGTAAGTAATTTACAAACTGCTTTGGAGTTTGAGAAAATTATGAATACTTACGCTGATAAAATTAAAGGTCACGCTGATCCTTCTGCAAACTTAAAAGATGGCGATGACTTAGTTATTGAAAAGGTTCAAGCCATGATACCAATGCAAGAACGCAGAGGTTCAACTGGTGGATTAGATCAAATTGTTTTTAGAGGATCTCGTGGAGAGTACTCCAAAGGCAAATTAAAATATAAAAAGTATTAATAAAAAAAAGACCACCCGAAGGTGGCCTAGTTCAGAGTGGAGAAAATTGTCAATATATGGGTATCAAACAATATCCTATCGCAAGATCTAGCATTCAAGTATGAATAGGTCAAACGGTTTCGATTAGCTTATCTGTTAAGTTGCTTATAAGTCGCAGCGTTTCCCTCGTGTTTAGATCGATAAACGCAACCTCAACACCATCGACAAAGACCCTGACCACTGGGCCTTTGTCGCCATGATGTACGACAAGAAGCTTTCTACTCAAGGAAGTCTGGTAGATCATTATCCACCTCACTGAAATGAGTTGGTGCATCAAGTATAGGATCAGGGATGTGCTTCTTGTATGTGGATGTAGGCACACTGAACTCTAGTTCTGTCTCACCTTGTTTGCCAACCCACGAAAACCTACTCTTCCATATGTGTATCTCAGACACGGGTGAGTTAGATGGGTTAGGTCTATGCACTGTTAATCCAACATCAGCCTTTGCAAACCACGCAGCACTACCAGAAATATCATAACCCTTTGGTGCTGGCACCTTGCCATCGGCACCTCGCATCATCTTAGTTGGGTGTGCCACAAACCAAAGATGTATACCATGTGATTGAGCAAACACGCGAAGCTGTGTCAGCATGTCTGATATCCATTCTGTTTCACTTACGTTGTTGTCTCTTTGAATGTAGTTATACGGATCAATGATAGCCCCTCGAACACCATGACGTAGTACTGCTACCTTCAGTCTTTCGATAATACTTCCAACCGTGGACATCGATCCATCTGCTTGATATAAAAAGGAAAAGTTCGATTGAACAAATTCTTTTCCCTTGCGTAATTCATCTGTTGTTATGCGATCCATTGCCCCCTCAAAGAAAGGCTTGCGGATGTATTTACTGATGAGCTTGGCAATGTGAAGACGTGGTTCGTTTTCAAATGAACAGATAGCAAACTTCCAATTAACTTCCTGTGCCATGTTCACCATGATCTGATCTATAAACTCAGACTTACCAGAGGATGGGTGACCTGTCACAACGGTGAGCTGACCAGCCACCACAGTGTACAATTCATCTACGTTGTCGTATCCTGTACTCTCGCCACGACCCATACCTTTCTCATAGATCTCATCGATCTGATCATAGAAATGAGAAGCATCGTAGAGACCTGCGACAGGCCAAGGCTTTGCCCCCATGACGACATCATCGACACCCTCTTTACCTTGCCTGAGCAGCACGTCATTGGCGTCCTTGCATCCCTCTGGGTAATCTATTTTGAAGCATCTATCCTTGCCAATACGACGGGCAATCTCTTCTGCCATTGCCTGACCAGCACCATCAGCATCGGTGGCGATAATGATACGAGCAGCCGCTTCTATTTTTTTCTTAGCTGCCCATAAGAACTTGAATTTATTATCTTCTTCTGGACTTATCTGACCATCGACAACCTTCATGACTGCCCCGTTTGGTACAGACACAACGCTTTCATATCCTGTTTCCATAAATGCAAGAGCGTCCATCTCGCCCTCACAAATAATTAGATCATCGTTACGCTGAACACCTTGAAGGTTGAAGAAGGTTTGTGGTGCGCCATTGCATCGAAAGCCTTTGCCTTCAATCGATCTGACTTTGTATGCATACTCCTGACCCTCGTTGGTGTACGGGAACATGATGCACTCAGTCTCTTTTCCCAGCGCCTGTATCCAAGAGTTAGTGGATACGAGACCTGCCTTGTCTGCGGTCTCCTGACTAATGCCACGGCTCTCCAGCCACGACAATGCTGCCCCAGTGAGTGGGGTCTTCTCTACATTTTTTGCTACGGACATTGTCTCTACTCTGTTAATTTTTTCTACCCTCTCTTCCAACGGAACAATCCCTTGCTGATTGCAGTGCCAACACTGAAATAGTATCTTGTCTTGTTCAATTTTTAGAGAGAGCGTTTTATCTGTTTTATTTTTGCGGCTGTGACTACAGCTTGGGCATTTTATTTTATGTTGTCCTTGCCCTAATCTGTACGCCTCGCCACGAACTTGTTGTTCGATTTGCACGGCTATCTCCTACTCTGATTTGATCATCATAGGGTAAGGATATGCCATGCGTCAACGTACTAATTTTTTCCCAGCTAATATATAATATATATATATATACTCTACCGATATGTAATATCGTCTACCGAACGTCTACCGATACTTACATTTGTTTACAGGTTTTGTCTTTCACTAACACCGTATCGTAAGAAAGATAGAATGGAATTTTATTTACATCACAAGAACGAACGCGGATAATTGATCTAGGGTTTTCTTTATCCAAACCCCAGTAAATAAATTTCTGTTTTACCTGACGATCATTTTTGTAGATACGTTTCTGCATACAATCCAAAATTAAACTCTCATCAAGATCTGGTCTACGGCTTGCGTAATATATCATCATCTCAACTTGAACATCATCTTCCGTTGGCACATCAAGGACAGGGCATTGGCTTTCGAAGATAGCAACATACCCTCGTGCCTTAACAGATTTTATCAGAGCTGGTCTGCCCTTAATCAAAACCATCTTCCTTGAATTAGCCTTAGATGCTGGCTCCCCATAGACCGTAAAGGTCACGTCAAAACTTACCATATCTTCCCCCAAACATTTCCATTTGACTTTATATTCCTATTATGTTTTAACATTAATCCAGTGGAGAAAACAATGAAAATAACAAACAAGCACAACTTGCCTGATGCATTCCTTAACTTTGCGCGAGACGATAAGTACTCGAAAGGTAAGGCTGATATCAGTGTCACAACATTAATCGACTCACCACGGGTGCGGTTGATGAAAGATTTACATTCCAAAAAATTGGAGAAGGATGTGGTCGATATGATCTGGCCTTTGTTTGGCACGGCAGTCCATCACATTCTCGAAAGTGCAGATGACCCTGCCAATGTACAGGTAGAGGAAAGACTGTATGCTGAACTAGCAAGCTGGACTTTGTCTGGTGCGTTAGATCATCAAGAAGTTTTACCTGACGGCACTGTCCAGATCACGGACTACAAGGTTACGTCTGCTTGGTCTGTCATTCTTGGAAAGAAAGAATGGGAGCGGCAACAGAACTGTTACGCTTGGCTCGTAGAGAAATCACTAGGTGGTGCAAACAGAAACAAAAAGGTTAGTGGCCTACGGATATGTGCCATCCTCAGAGACTGGCAAAGACGCAAGGCTGAGTTCGATAAAGATTACCCTCAGTCACCAGTGGTAATTGTTGAGCTTCCCTTGTGGAGCGAAGAGGAACGTGAGGACTATGTGTTTGATCGTATCGATGCACATCAGCAAGCTCAGATGGATTATGATCTGTATGATAATTACCCAACGTGTACACCAGAAGATCAGTGGGCAAAGCCAGATGTCTGGGCGGTCAAGGAGAAGGGTAAGAAGAGAGCATTAAAACTTTATGATGATAAAGACGATGCTGATAAGCATATCGCAGACAGCGATAAGAAACTTGATCTAGAATTTCGTCAGGGAGAAAAGACCCGATGCGAAGGTAACTACTGCGGAGTGGCAGAATTTTGTGAACAATTTAATGGATGGAGAAAGTAATGTCCGTATGGGAAAAACTATCTAAGATCGATGTAAACGATCACACAGAAAAGAAGAATGGCCTGACATATCTGTCATGGGCATGGGCATGGGGAGTTCTAAAGAACGAGTACCCCGAAGCCACATTTGAAAAGCATGTGCAGCCTGATGGCATGCCGTACATCAAAGACGAAAACGGATATGCATTCGTGCAAGTCACCGTGACTGTCGAAGGAATTAGTGCAACTGAACTTTTTCCTGTTCTTGATTACAGGAACAAAGCGATACAAAACCCAGATGCGTTCTCGATTAACACAGCGTTTCAGCGTGGATTGGCTAAGGCAATCAGCTACCACGGGCTAGGTCACTACATATATGCAGGTGAGGATCTTCCTCAGAGCGACGGAGAGGCACCGCAGAGTGAGGTAAAGGAAAAACCTAAGCCTACCCCCGCGAAAGAAGAAAAGGTTACTGAGCCGCCTGTTCCAGCAGAGGATAAGACAATAGGTAAAATGGTAAACACTATTGCCTACAAGAAAGAAGATCGTGTGCCTCGAACATTCTCTGATTGGGATGCTTGGGCAGATGTGGCAGTAGCTTGGGTTAATGCAGCGCGTAGCGTTGACATGCTTACCAAGTTCTACAACGCCAACAAAGAAATGTTTCTGCTTGCTAAGGAGCAGAACTTATCAGCCTACGAGTCCGTAGGTGATGCAATTAAAACTAAAAGAACTGAGTTACAGAAGGAGAAAAAGTAATGGCTCAATACCCAGCATCAGGAATCCTGTTTAAGAATGACAGGAAACAAAATGAACGTCAGCCAGATTACACTGGCAATATTGAAATGGATAAGGAATTGGTGACTGACCTATGGAACCAACTACAAGAAGGGGTGGAACACCCAAAGGCAAACCTCGTCGGGTGGCGAAAGATGGCATCGAATGGCAACCCATTTCTGTCATTGCGAAGCGACTTGTTGAGAGATCGCAAAGAGAACGGCGGCTATCAAAGCCAGTCAAATAACAATCAAACACAGGGATCTGTATCTAATGATATGGATGATGAGATCCCATTTTAAATTTAATTTAGTGGAGAAAATAAATGAAAAAACCTAATGTAAAAATCGATCTTGTTTTAGTTACGCCTGAGAAATCAGAAGAACTTCTTAGGCTAAACACCAAGAACAGAAAAATAAATGACTTCAATGTGAATCAGTATGTTTCAGATATGATGTCTGATGACTTCCATTTTAACGGAAGCTCTATCTGCATATCTGATACAAATGTTCTAATTGATGGTCAGCAAAGACTAACCGCATGTATAAAATCACAAAAGCCTTTTTGGACAGTATTGATTCAAAACATGGATGAGTCTGCAATGGATACAATTGATAACGGTAGAAAGAGAACGTACTCAGACAGACTTAAAATTCGTGGGTACGAAAACTCTTCATCACTTGCGGCAACAGTTAATATGTTAGCTTTAATATCAGAAGGGATACCAAAACATCAGGGTTACACACCTGCTCAACTTGACAGAGTTCTTGATAAAAATTCATCTGTGTCAGAGAGCGCACAATATGCAAGGAACACATTTCATAAAGCTGACACCTTAATTGGTGCCATTCATTACATTGCTAAACAGACTGGATACGATGACGAGGCAGATGAATTTGTGAGGACTTGGGGAGATGGTCAAAAGAATTATGAAGATGACCCAATAGTTTACATAAAAAATCAACTGATTAAAGATCAGACCAGAATTAAGAAGATGACCACTGTGCATAGAATGAAACTTATTATGTTATCATGGACTAAGTTTTCTTCTTGTGAACCCCTAAGGAATGCAAGGCTTCCCAGTGACAGCTTCTCAATGGAAGGGTGGAACCCAATAAAAGCAGGGTTGAAATAAGCAAATGCTCATTCCGAAACATAAGAACATTCGGAGTGAGAAGTATCTGAATACTTTGCGAGGATCTCCTTGCTTAGTGTGCAGACGCGGTGCAGAGGCGCACCACCTACAACACGTTGGGGAGCGTGGGATAGGCATGAAGTCGGGAGATAACTTCGCTGTGCCTCTGTGCCGCACATGCCACACAGAACTACACAGTTTTGGTAGTGAAAGAACATGGTGGGATTTAACTGGAATTGATTCAGTGGAATGGGCGAAAAGAAATTGGAAAAGGTATAAGGGATGAATAACATAAGGGAAGCAGCGATGGGGTTTGAGGCTGTGAAGGTGTCGATGTCTCAGGACAGAAACGGTATCATACTACGCCTCAACGTACATCCTAATGACTGCCCGTCAGAACTACACACTGACTGGGTAGGCACACGCTACATGGTAGCTA